GAGGTGATTACGTCAGTATGCAGCATGGAAAGTACAATGTTGTGCCCTATCGTCGGGGGCAGAAACTGCAGCGAGCTTCGCTGGAGCTAAAAAAACCTGGGACATTTATTAAAGGCAGGTCTGTTATCAAAAGAAAACCAAGAAGCAGACGCTATGAGCTTTTGTTTACCCTTTCGGATGAAGCTCAATATGCACCGACCCTTCAGATGGAAGAGATAGCTCAGGAAGTTGTGAATCAGAAGGCAGACAGCATCATGGATCATCACTGGATCAATATTATCGATAATGTGTATTGATTTAGAGATGCAAAAAAGAACGAAATATCGGGAGGCAGTATTTCATCTAACATGCTGTAATCTAAGAGCTTTAAAACTGAGCCTCAAGCTGTGTAACATACTGTAAATATAGGATATAAAATTCTGATCTTAAGTGATGTGATAAGTCTCAAACCACTGCTATCACAGGGTTTAATGGGTCCTCCCGCCAAGAATTTAAGGGGTGAGTCATGAGGTCAGTTTTCTCTCTCAGGCCAGATTTTTTTGAAATTTGCTGCAACTTGCACCGGCAAAAAAGACTTAACACCTTAACTTATAAAGGGGAAAAAGTTGTCTGAGTTACCAAATGAGGAATTTTTACGCAACCCGAATCAGGCCGTATCTTCAGCCGAATTTGCAAAAATACTTGGGGTTTATAAATCAACTGTTTCGAGAGCAATAAAGGACAAGAGACTTAAAAACTCTCTTGTGAAAGAGGGAACCAGATACAAAATTCTGATCTATCAGGGCTGCATAGAATGGTATCTGAACAAAAATCTTGAAAAAGATCGGTACTCTAAGGATTCCAAAGACTTTGAAGCAAGTAAATGCCGGCGGGAATTTTTCCGGTCGATGCTGACACAGTTGGAATATCTGATCAAAACTGGTGACGTGATTAGTTTTAATGAAGCTGCCCAGGCCGGGGCTGAGGTGTGTCTTGCCGCCAGGCAAATGCTGGAAAACAGACGGGATATAGAATGTTTTCAGGTCCCCGGAATCAAAGATAATTTTGAAGCCAGAAAATTTCTAAAAGACAGAGACGAGGCTTTTCTCCGGGAGTTGGCATGTCTGTCTGATTCAATGGTTCAGATAAAAGAAAAAGCACAAAACTCCGAATTTTCTGAGGAAGCTACTAATGAAGGCTAAGACTGATCCGGCAACTCTAAAAAGACGCTGGCTGACCGGAGTTATGCCGCCGGAGTCTATAACAATCTGGGAACACTCAGCTAAATATGTAAAACTGTCAAAGAAGATCAGCTCATTTGCCGGGTTCTATAACCCGAAGCTGAATCCTCTGTTAAATGTTGTTATGCACCTGCTCGGGCCAAATTCCAGGGTTGAATCTACAGTTTTGACCAAAGGAACTCAGTGTGGCGGAACGCTGATTGTAATGCTGTTTGCTACTTTTGTTGCAAATAACTGCCCGGACCCGGTGATGATAGTTGTTTCTGATGAGGATGAGAGAGATGAATACTATCATAAACTGAATGAGTTTCTTGACTGCTGTATTCCGCTCAGACCTAAGCTAAAGCCCCTTAAATTTCTGAATAAGACAGGAGTTATTCAGATTCCGGGGTCTCAGATCTATATTTCTACAGCGACAGTAGCCAGGTCTCTTCGGGGTAAACACATCAGATATTTGATCTGTTCTGAAATATCAAACTGGATTAAAAACTGCCAGGGTCAGGGAGATCCGTATTCCATCGCAAAATCCAGAACAGACACCTATGAAGGCCGCCGGAAAATTTACACCGAGTCGACTCCGACTGATGATTTGTCTAATATTATCAGAGAAATAAAGAAATCTAAGAATCAGCTGACCATATACTGGGCTTGCCCGCACTGTGGATTTTATCAGAGCCCTGATTTTTTTGAAGATGTTAAATGGCCTGAAACTACCAATGCCGACGGAGAAAAAACCGGGGACTATAATCATCCTTACATCAATTGTCAGAATCCGGTATGCGAAGTAAAAAAGATTGAGGAAAAAGACAAGCCGCTTATGCTGGCTGATTTTAGACTGGGCCCAATTCCATGGATTGAGCGAGAAAAACAGGAAAAAGCTCTGTCCAAAAACAGTAAGAAAAGAATTCACAGGCCACTGTATCTGGCAGAAGACTTGTTGGGCATTGATGATCTGGATGACTTAACTGAGTCGGCAGGAATCTGGTACAACCCAATTCAGTCTCCTCTCGGGTTCAAATCGTGGAACAAAATAGTAAAAAATCATTTAAGTGCTGAAATTTTTCCGGAAGAAAAGCAGCCATTTTGGAATAATGATCTGGGAATGCCATATAACGGAAATGTGTCCAGTTTTAAAGCCTCAGTGCTGATGGTAAGAGCAGAAAATTATTCCAGAAAGCCTCTGCCCCCAGGTTGTCATCTGATTACCGCCTCGGTGGATGTAAATGGTTCATGGCTTGCGGTTGAGGTAGTTGGCTGGGGAAAAAATAAGGAATCCTGGACGATAGATTATCACGATATCGCTCACGATCCATCCGGACCCGTTGCATGGAGGGAACTGGATGAATATTTAAAGCAGACTTATGAACACTGTAGTGGCAGCAATATGAGAATTTCTGCTGTTGCGATTGATTCTGGTTACCTTACGCAACAGGTTGCAGAGTACGTAAATAAAAATATGGGTAATGGAAGAAACATTTTTGCCATCAGAGGTAGCGGCACATTTGGCAGGCCAATAATAGATAAAAAGCCAAAAGAATATTCCAAAGAGAAGCTTACTTTTTACTATGTTGGAACAAACACTGCAAAAGATACTCTTGCTGCCTGGCTAAAAGTAGATGCTCCGGGAGCATGTTATTGCCACTTTGGCAGGTTTCTTCAGGCAAGATATTTTGAGGAGATGGCCTCAGAAAAACTGGAATCACCGAAAAATCTATCCGGAGCGAGAAGAAAGTGGGTGAAAGTTCCGGGTAAACGTAACGAAGCATGGGATTGTAGGATCTATAATTTGGCTGCGCTTGAATTTCTCCTGCAGCTAAAAGATCTGAATAAAATCTGTGAAATTGGGGAGAAAAAATATCGTGAATCTGGCAGAGCGAACACGAAAGCAACTTGACAGCGTACAGGCTTCGATTGAAGCGATTGAAAACGGAGCACAGAGCTATTTTATTGAAGAAAACGGGATGCGAAGAGAGCTTAAACGAGGAGACCTTGAGGTCATGTATAAACGTGAAAACACTCTGATAGCAAGGCTTCAGAAGCTGACTGGCAGAAGCCATTCGAAAATATATCCTTCACCCTGATACGGAAAACTGATGACTTATGTTCCTGTAGGAAAATCAAATATTCTGATGCCCAGCTCCTCTTCTTACTGGAATGTGGATCAGGAAAATCCTGTGTACAGGGGAAGAAGGATCGATCCGGTAACGAGTCCTGATGCGGCATTACTTCCGGTTCTTGATGAACAGCATGCTTCGTCCAGCGACTTAATTCGCAATGAGCCAATTTCAAGTGCTGCGATAAGCACCATGGTTCATGGCACCGTTGGTTCTGGCATGAGACCGGAATCTCAGATCGAATATGAGCGGGCCGGAATTTCTGAGCAGCAGGCGGCAGATCTTCAGAATCAGGCAGAATTTTTGTTTAAATTCATGGCTTCACAGGAATGGGATATCTCGAAAAACTATAATTTCTGGGAGGTTGAGAATCTTTTTTACACCAGCTCCCTTGAGTTTGGGGATTGTTATGGGCTGAAGCGTTTTGACAAGAGCAGGCCTTTGCTGGGCCTGAGTCTTCAGCTTGTCGAAGCTTCCCGGGTGCAGACTCCTCCCGAACGGTCCTTTGATCAAAACATCAGGTCAGGAGTAAAAATTGACAGGAAAACCGGAGAAAAACTTTCCCTTTATGTAAAGCAAGGTGACGAATACGGCCTTGATTACAGCGACATTAAGTATAAGGAAATTGCAGTCAGAGATAAAAAAGGCAACCGTCAGGTTCTGATTGCGGAAGATCCAAAAAGAATCGGACAGACAAGAGGAATACCCTATCTTTCCGTGATTACCAACATAGTCAAGCAGCTGGGCCGCTACTCTGAATCGGAAGTTACAGCAGCGGTATTTAATTCCTTTGTCGCATTTGTTACGAAGACCGATGACGGGATAAATCCCTTACCGGACAATGGTTTTGACGGTGACGGAGAAAGACGGGAGCCTCTGCCTACCAAGCTGGAACCATTTTCAAACTTTCACATTAAGCCGAATGAAGATGTGAATATGTTGGACCCTAACCGGCCCAATAAAAATTTTGATGCTTTTTTCCTTTCCATGATGAAGCTCATTGGTGCCCAGCTGCAGATACCTGCCCAGGTGTTGTTAATGCAGTTTGACGCAAGCTATTCCGCTTCAATAGCAGCAGTAGAACGGGCATTTGAGATTTTTAAAATACGCCGTCAACGACTGGTAAGCCAGTTTCATTCGCATGTCTGGCGCTGGTACTGGGATGAAGCGGTCGCCCGCGGATATCTGAAAGCTCCGGGATACCGGGATGATCCCGTTAAAAAGGCAGCTTATCAGAGCTGTGTCTGGGTTGGAGATCCGTGCCTGCAGCTTGATCGCTGGAAAGCTGCTAAAGCGGCCCGGGAGCTGTGGGAGCTGGGCATTATCAGTAAAAAAACCCTGACCCAGATGCTGACCGGACACAACTATGAGCGTGTGGTGGCACAGAGAAAAAGGGAAGCAAAGCTTGATCCGGACACTGTAGCGGACCGTGAACTATCAGAAAAAGAAAGGAGGGAACTTGAAAGCGACGAGAACGATTCAGGCAGTGGCAAATGAGCCCTGGGCTGCAACGACTGCAACCATAGAACAGGTATGGATGGTAGTAAACCGGATGGGTGACCCTGAGGCTCTGAGAAACCGCAAGGACTCGCAACTGGAAAACACCAGAGATACAAGAGTCAGAAATGGCGTTGCCGTGATTTCGGTGTCAGGGCCTCTGGTCCGCCGTTCAAATTTGTTTGCGGAAATCTCCGGAGCCACTTCTTATTCCGGAATCGCTAAAGATCTGGGAGAAGCTGTCAGAAACCCGGAAGTGAAAAGCATTTTGCTTGATATCAACTCCGGCGGCGGAAGTGTGGACGGATGCAAGGAGCTGGTTTCTCACATCAGAGAAGCCCGCAACACCAAGACAGTCAGGGCTTATATCGGAGGGATGGGTTGCAGCGCAGCATATTGGCTGGCCTCTGCCTGTGAAAAAATATACGCCGCTGAAACCAGTATAACCGGGTCCATTGGGGTCCAGATGATTGCATCAGCAGAGGAAGAAGATGGGTCCATAACATTTCTAAGCTCTCATTCACCCAATAAAAATGCTTCTCCTCACGGGGAAAAAGGAAAGACGGAAGCCCAGAGAATTGTTGATGATCTGGGAGAAATATTTGTAAAAAGTGTGGCAGAAAACAGGGAGGTGTCAAAAGAGGAAGTTCTGAAAAGTTATGGTCAGGGATCGGTCTATGTCGGGCCGGAAGCCCTCAGCAGAGGATTGATTGATGAAATTACAACGATTGAAGAAATACTTTCAACAGAGGAAAAAACACAGATGTCAGGATTAACAGCAGCAAAAGTAAAAGCGGACAACCCTGAAGTTTACAACGAAATTTATAGTCTCGGGGCACAAAGTATTGACAGGGAAAAAATTAAAACAGATGCCGTTCAGATGGCAGGGGAGAAAGAGAGGGAGCGGGTCACAGGAATTCTGGATCTGGAGGGAAGTCAGGGCACGACAAGAAAAATGATTGCAGAGGGAAAATCAGTTGGTGAGGCAGCTGTGTCCTTCAGAAAGGAGGAAGTCGCAGACAGAAAGGCAGGCGCAGGCCCGTTACAGCCTGCTCCTGACCCCGGACAGTCAGCTCTTCAGGACATTATCGATGCTGAAAATGATCTGGATGCACCTGAAGGCGCCAGCAGAACAGAGCCAAAAACAGAAGCTGAACAAGCGGCAGCAGATATTGCAGCTATGGAAAAAATGGGAGTATTGTAATGCATCACAGATTTAAGCCTGAATTTAACAAAATTGGTGAAACCAGTCCGAAGTTCCTGTTTGCCGGAGATTTCCCCGTTATCACAAGGAATATAACGGTGCAGCAAGGGCAAAAACTTTCCTTTGGTTCTGTCGTGGGCAGAATTACGACGGATGACAAGTATGTTCTGTGCTCCAAAACGAATACCCCGGCACCCACCGATAGCGTGCCGAATCCGGTCTCTGTTGATATCAGTGACGGGTCTCAGGAACCTCAGGGCATACTGACAGAAGACGTGGATGCTTCCGAATCGGATCAGCAGGCCATTATATATCTGACCGGACAATTTAATTCAAACTGCATGGAAGCAGGGGAGGGATACGAAACAAACGAAATTCTTAACATAGAAATTGCAGATAAACTGAGAAAACTAAGCATCTTCACGGAGACAGGAGTTAAGGCCTTTCCCCGTACCTGATGTTTTAAGCAGTAAACAAGTTTAATTTAGGAGAAAATATTGGACGTTTATTCCACATCGTATATGCTGGGCCTTGTCAGAGCCTTTCAGTACAAAAAAATGCAAAACTACTTTCTTGACACGTTTTTTCCTTCTCAGATAAATCATACGACCGAGAAGATTGTGTTTGATACAGTGGAAAATACCCACAGAATTGCAAGGTTTGTGCATCCTGATGCAAAGGCCCGGGTAACGGAAGATCTCGGGTATGCAACGCAGGAAGTAAAACCGGCTTATATTAAAGAGCTTAGGGTTCACACTCCGGATCTGGCAATTAAACGAATGGCCGGAGAGCCTATCACCGGATCGATGACTCCTGATCAAAGAAGCAAAATTAATATGAACCTGTCGGTCAGGGATGCGATGGGTATGATTCAGCTACGCAAAGAACACATGGCATTTCAGGCCTGCCTTGAAGCAAAAGCGGAAATAGTCGGCGAGGGCTTCAACGACAGAATTGACTTCGGCAGAAACCCCGCTCTTTCTTTTACAGTAGGAGATGACGAGTCCTGGGATGATCCGGATCTTAATCTCCACAAAGAATTTACTAAGCTGGGAAAAAAATTCTTCAAATATGCAAAGGTTCCGCCTACCCATGCGCTAATGAACAGCAATACTTTCACCCATATTGTGGACAACAAAACGGTAGAACATAAGCTGGATTTACGACGCGGGGACAAGTCGGATATCACGGTATCAGCTACAAAGAGCCAGTTTGGTGTATGGAAAGCGGGCAGGCTTGGTCAGTTCGATATCTATATTTACGAGAATGAATATCAGGACCCGGATACAGGCGACACTACCCAGTTTATGCCAGATGATACTGTTCTGTTTCTCAGCTCTTCACTTGCAGGAGTCAGGCATTACGGGATGATCCATGATTTCGGAGCAAAACTTGCTGCCCGGGAATATTATCCCGATTCCTGGACGGAAAAAAATCCAAGCCGGAGAATATTTCAGGTACAAAGCTCTCCACTCATGGTTCCTTACCGGCCAAACTGCAGCATGAAAGTGAAGGTGGTTACAGCCTCATGATCGAGCGGCCGGAAGATTTACTGGTCTTTGGCCAGGGCTTCGGAGGATCTGTAACCGTTGACGGGCAGGCCTCAGAAGCCATATACAGCAAGGGTTCTGACAAGGAAAGGACGATTCGGGGAACTGTTATCTCGGATAATCGCTCCTTCCTTATCGGGGTTATCCCCTGGGCAAAACCGGAGTCCAGGGTCGAGGCGAATGGAAAGCAGTTTGTGATTGAGGAAATACAGGAAAAGGCCGGGCTCTTCAGTTACTACCTAAAACGACATTACGAGAGAGAAAGTGAAGAAGATGACAGCTCCGATTACCCGCTTTAAAAAAGATTTGCTTAGGGTTCTGAAAACTATTCTCCCGAATGAGTTTGTTTATAAGGATTCAGAGGAATCTGTGGATAAGACAAAAACTCCGGGGGCCAGTATTTCCACCGACGCAGGCACCAAATATTCAAAGGCTGAATACGGCCTGATACAGGGTAAAACAACTGTAAAAATTGATATTTATCTGTCCATGGGAAAAATATTTAAAAATAACTCTGAGACAGATCAGGTACAGGAACAAATCAGGCAGGCTGTTCTCTCTGATCCGGCAATTCAAAAAAACTATTCACTGGTTGAGTTCACGGATACTGCAGCTGTAAGTCTGCCCGGTGAAAACAGTTTACGGGTGCTGACACATGATCTTGAACTGACCTGGACAGAAGCTCAGCCAGAGCCTGAGTCTTTTTCCGCTCCGGATCTTCACGCAAACGGAGAGCCACTTGTCTGAATCTGATTTTTTACTTGAAGAGGTAGTGGACCGGCTGATGAATTTGGTCAGGAAAGGGCAGGTCTTTGCCGTAAATCAGGAAAAAATGCTGGTCCGGGTAAAATCCGGGGGACTGGAAACAGGCTGGCTACAGGTGTTTTCTGAGCGTGCAGGTAAGACTAAAAAACTATCCCCTCTGGATATCGGGGAGACTGTGGTGATTTTTTCTCCTATGGGTGACACATCGCAGGGAATTGTGCTG